CGTAAAAGTTTTCAGGTTGTATGCATTCAATGCGAACCTGAGACACATCACTTTTTCTGACACAATCCACATCAAACCGCGCCATCATCACCATCTCAGGCGGCATGATCTGAATTTCATCCATAGATAACTCTTGCTCACCAAGAAACGCCGTGACCGCCTTAACCTCTACGTCTTTATCATTCATCAAAAAGGTAAACGCCTGAAACGATTGCATCTTGTACGTTTCGCGTTCTTTGTTGACGACATCGTCCCAATAAACTTTGACAATCCCATTCTTTTGAATCAAAGCATCCTTCAGCCACGTATAGAACAACAAGAACCCATTGTTCTGTTCCTCGATAATGGTTTTCACCATTTTGGTTTCTTGCTCCGCCGCTTGTATATCGTTCATGTTCTCAGCCACAAACGATCCAATGGGTGACGTGCTGAAGTATATATCCATACACTCTGCTAACGTCCACTCAACAGCATCAAAGACATCAGAGGATACAAACTCACTCCATCCCTCTTTCTCACCGCCGAATAAATCACGGTTGTAGTATTTAAGGCCTAACGTTCTCTCTCTAGTCAATTCGGTGTTATACTGCCCAATATCACCCCAATAGGACTGCACAATACCAATCACATCATCATCTTTTAACTTAGCCATTAAACCATCATCCTCCTACTAGGGGCTGCATATTGCATCCGACGTGATGCCACCTTACTAAATCCTTCGCACGCATACCTTAAGGCGTCAATACAATGATCTGCCTGATTCTTCTCAAGCTCTGGCAACACCTTCCCGCTGTCTTTATCCGTGGCATAGCTATAAAAGGACAGTTCGTTTATCGTCTCTTCGCATCGTGGATGTACAACAATCCTGTATCCCTTCAGCAACTCTATACCCTCAATCACGCTATTCTTGCCCTTGAGGCTTGGCATCACCTTAGGGAACCCATGCCGCTTTAAATGCGATATGGTCTCAGGACGTGATGAATCAGCCACAATGATATACCGCTGGCTTTCCGGTATGCTTAGAAACATCTTAGGCATGTCTATTGTCTCACACTGCTTAAGCACAAGCTCTTGGTCTATGTATAGTGTGCGCTCTTTCAGGTAACAGCGTATCAATACCGTGGGGTCTACACTAAAGCCAAAGTCACACCCAAACTGAAAGACAGCATCAGGGTCAGTATCAAAGGCCTTGATAGTCCAGTTGGTGAACACCGTCTTTTCATCTGGATCACTTGCAAACTGGCCAAAGATAAACCGTTGTTTTTGTTGTTCATTCATGTTCTCCATAAGTTGCTGGATATAGTCGCTGGATATGTTCTGCACGTTATCGGCGGGATTTAGCACAAGCGATACATAATCACTAGGCGTGACGTGCTTTTCTTTGTTGTAGTAGTTTATGCCCTGCACAAACATCGGGAAAGACCAGTGAGAGATATGCGGTGGGTTTTGGTCATAGAAAAACTTGTTCTTTGCCGCGCTCTTTTGGCTTAACCGTGAATACATAAAGGACACGGTGCTGAACATCATCTCCGAGCATTCATTAAAGTATATGGTGGTGTATTCATTCCCCAACATCTTTTCCTTTGCGCCTTCATCCACGCCCATAATCTCAATCATAGAACCGTTGGGGAAGGTCACCGTCATATCAGTCTTATTCACCTTGAGAGCCACGCCAGCATAGCGACTGGCTATCACATCTTGAATAGTGCCAAGCCATAAAGACCGCCTTGCTGCTGTCTGTGTCTGCCTGATTATCGCGTGACGCGTGTTCGGATACTTCAAAGCCCTAAGAAAGACCGTATGCGTTAAGAGAAACGTCTTACCAGAACGTGAGCCACCATAAAGCATGACATGCTTTGCATCGCTGCTAAGTAGCTTTAAGGCTTGTTTTTGCTTATCAGTCCACGCAATAAGCATCAAAGGTCCCTTTCATCAGGTGCAACAATGATCGGGTTGTCTTTCTGCCCACCGATATTGATCTTTGTGGCCTCATTAAACCCATACATCGCGTTAAGCTCTTTTAAAGCCCCTGTCATGCCCTGTGAGTGCTTTTGGCGTCTAGCTATATCGGCTGCCTCTAGCAGTGCCTCAGCGGCCATCTGGCGAGTCCAAACAACGCCTTGCTCGGCTCTTTCTTTCAATTCTTGTATCATAGCAGCAACATTATCTTTACGTGCTTCATGATAAGCACGCACGCGCTGCGTGTTTTTATTGTCCGTTGTTGTATTGTAAGCATCACGGTAAGCATCAACCTGAGGCATTCCGCTGGCTATGTTTCTAGCAAGCTTCATCTGTTTTGGTGTCAAAGGCTTTTTATCGACTTTTGGCCTTCCTGCTTTCTTTGGCTTTTTATCATCCATAAAATCCTCCCGTTTGTGTATGTATGACAACAAAACCCTACAAAATCAAGCCCTTTCTTTTTTCCTATTTTTTTTAAAAAAAGGTGTTGACATGCTGCAATTATTGCAGTATGGTGTATATAACAACAACACAAGCGTAACCAACAAAGGAAACCAAGACCATGACCAACACAAAAATTTTGACAGAAAAATTAGAAGACGGCCGCTTTTTTGTAAGCATAACGTTTTTGGATGATAACCATAATTTTTCTTTTCCAGTCACAGCCCCCACAGAATCTGATGCTGTCGAGGCCGTTATGGATTTTGCCACAAAATTTAGAAACCAAGCATAACCCACCAACAAAGGAACCCTAACCATGACAACCCAAACCACAAATCAATGTTTAGAATCATTAGAATCCTTGCAGTTAGCTGCGACTGTTTTGCATCATCAAATGGTCCGCTATAACGCGCAAATAGAATACATTGCCGCCCAAATTCTGGAGAAAGGCGAATTTCCTTTTAAAATTGAGGAAATCGTTGAGCCTATCACCCACAAAATAGCAAAAGAGAAAGGCTTCGATTCAGGCTTTCCTGAGTGGATCATTAAAGAAAATTTATTAAAAATCTCGTTGTTAAACCAAAAAATCAATAAAATTGCCTTAGCAAATTAAGACCTCTTAGTAGTGCACGGGTACCCGTTTAGTAGTAGACGGGTACAAATAAAGACAACAACCAACAAAGGAAACCAAGCCATGAACACAACACCAACTTATGCAGACCGCAATATAACCAGTGATCTTTTAAAGGCATTTATTGCAAACATAGACACTTGTATGGGTAAAACGCCCTTTGGTTTACACGTTAACCACGGAGACGCTCAAGAAACGCCCGATAGTTTTTGGGCTTACGGGTTCGTTTATGCAGAGGATTACGAAACCTACCGGAAACGCTGCTTTCGCCCTTGTGGCAGCAAAAAAAAGCACGTCGTCGATTATAGAAATGGTTTTCAAGTGGTTTTTGCCATCTGCAAATCAACAGGCAAGTTTACCGTTCGATTAAGACCTGGCTTTGAGTATTTGGTTTTACCAAAATACGCGGCTAACAAGTCTGTTTTTGAATCTTTAGCCTAACTTAAAGGGATCACCACCATGACAGGCTTTAAACCTTACCTTATTAAAGAAGCCCTAGAAATCATACAAAACGCGGAAAACGTTTATGTTTTGGGCCAAATATCTTTTAAAAAACCAAGCCCAGAAAGCAAGTTGCGCCAGTATCATTACTATGTTGCCCTATCCAAAAAGGACAAAACTGAAATGATTAAAAAGTTTTCCGAGTGGAGAGACGATCTAACAATGGACCTTGAAATAGACGGCGAAGAAATCTGTATCGGATAACACCAACCTAACCTTTCCTTAACCCCTTTTGTGTATTGTGTCTAAACACACACAACAAAAGGATTGTTACTATGTCTTTTCTTGAAACCCTATCCGTGATTGCCCTAGCCTTTTTTGTCTGGGGCTCTCACTAAACCAACACAACACAAAGGACCACAACCATGAACCCCAAAATTACCCTAAAAATCACCAGAGGCAACGGCGGTTACGTGCTGGGTTACCTTGTCAAATCAAACGGCAAAATCCTTTTCACAAAACGTGAATCCTCTCAGTTTGTCAGCAGACAGGCCGCCAACTACTACGGGCAGTGCATCATAAAGGAAGCAGCTCAACTGGGATATTTTCCCGTTTGAATGATGCAATTTCTTCCTTGACATACTGCAAGTATTGCCGTATTGTATATCTATCACCAACAAAAGGAAACGTTTATGACCATATCCAGTATCATTCTAACAATTCTAACCATTATCTGTTTTGGCTTTGTTGTTCTGCATTATCTGTCCCTCAGACAAGACAGACGGACTGTGGAAGACATTAAACGATTGCATGAACGTTGCGCCGAAAACAGCAGAGCATATCTGCGATTAGAGGCCAGAATCACCACGCTTGAAAAAGGAAACCAATCATGACACCCGAACAGTTTAAACAAGCAAGGCTACACTTGGGCGTCAGTCAAACAAGACTATGCGCCCTTGTTGGGAAATGCGTTCGCACGATCCGATCCTATGAATCGGGCGAATACCCCATCCCCAAATCCATGGAACTCCTCATCAAACACCTTGTCAAACAAAAGGATCAACATCCTTCAGAAAAGGTTTATTTCACAGGATGCGAATTGGCCACGGCCTATTACCACGGCCGGAGAGATTTTAGAGGCATTATCCTTACGGAATCAGGCTTTTCAGGAAATGAAAAAACAGACTTTTCGTTTGCCGATTTTTCAGGCTCTGATTTTAGCGGACATCGACTTAGAGTTAGTTTTCACAAGTCAAAACTCACCAACTGCAATTTTAATAAAGCCAACCTTTCTGGCGTATATGCTGGAGGCGCAGATTTTACAGGATCAAATTTCACGGATTGCGATC